CGTATTACTACGAACAGAAGGGCAACCGCGGCGTGTCGTTCGGGTTGAACAACGTGCAAAAACTCCGCGATGGGCCGGCGCTCGGCAACCGCATGAAAGCCGAGGACGCTTTCGAGCCGGTGGCAGAGGCGGCTGGCGCGGCTGGTGGCGACAGCATTTTCGACTGATCCTTGCGAGGCTTACGCGCCCCTTCGGGGGCGCTCTTTTTCTTTATGGCACCGATTCTCCACATCGACTTCGAAACCCGCAGCGCCGTCGATTTGCGCACGGCTGGGTTGCATCGCTACGCCACCGATCCGACGACGGACGTGTGGTGCGTCGGTTTCGCTTTAGGCGAAACGGACATAGAGATTGCGTCAGCAAGCGACATGGCGCCGTTGTACGAACGTAGCGTTTTCGATTTTGTGCGCGACGGGATCACCGTCTGCGCACACAACGTCGCTTTCGAGTTGGCCATCTGGAATCACATCATGGCGCCGCGCTACGGCTGGCCGCCGCTAAAGCCCGAGCAATGCGTCTGCACGATGGCGATGGCGTACTCGATGTCCCTGCCCGGCTCGCTTGAAAACGCGGCGGCGGCGGTCGGCATCGAGGAACGCAAAGACCAAGCCGGCCGGCGCGTGATGCTGCAACTGTCGAAACCACGGGAGGTGAAACCCGATGGCACCCTGGTCTGGTGGGACGACCCCAAGAAGCTCGACGCTCTTTATTCCTACTGCAAACAGGACGTGGCGGTTGAGCGCGAATTGCACCGTCGGCTACGCCCGCTGTCGGATTCAGAGCGACAAGTTTGGTTACTTGACTACCGAATCAATCAGCAAGGTGTCGCTGTGGATCGGGACGGCGTGGCTGCTGCAATTCAAGTGGTCGAGGACGAAGCGGCACGACTGAATACCGCCATGCGCGAAGTCACGGGCGGCGCAGTATCCACCTGCAGTGCGGTCGGCCAGCTTGGCGACTGGATCAAGTGGCAGGGTGTCAAGATGGACGGCGTGGCAAAGGCCGACGTGATTGATGCGTTAGCCGGCGACACGTTGCCGGAACGTGTCGAAAAAGCCCTGAAATTGCGACAGGAGGCGGCCAAAGCCTCAACCGCCAAACTGAAGCCGATGGTGTCGGCGGCCGGTGCCGATGGCCGGCTGCGCGGCATGTTCCAGTATCACGGCGCGGCCACGGGCCGGTGGGCGGGTCGGCTGGTGCAGCTGCACAACATGCCGCGCCCGCGTGCTGGGGTGAAACCGCACCACGTCGAAGCCATGATCGAGCTTATGCAGGCCGGCGACATCGACGGGCTGGATATGCTGCATGGCCCGGTGCTCGCGTCGGTGTCCGATTGCCTGCGCGGGTTTCTGGTGGCCGCGCCCGGCTTTGATCTGATCGCGGTGGACTTCGCCAACATCGAAGGGCGGGTGCTGGCGTGGCTGGCGGGGGAACAATGGAAGGTCAACGCATTCAAGGAGTTTGACGATGGGAATGGTCCAGACTTATATCTGGTCGCAGCGTCGCGCATTTTCGACTGCAGCGTGGACGCGGCCAAGCCTCACCGCCAGGTCGGCAAGGTCGCCGAACTGGCGCTCGGCTACGGCGGCGGGATCGGGGCTTTTCAGACGATGGCCAAAGGTTACGGTGTTGTTGTGCCTGACGAAAAAGCGGACGGCATTAAGACGGCGTGGCGCGCGGCCCACCCGAAAATCGTGGACTTTTGGTATGCGCTTGAGTCTGCTGCGATTGCTGCGGTCCTGCAACCCGGAAGCACGCAGAAGGTCGGGCGCATCGCGTTCAAGGTGAAGGGCAGTTTCCTCTGGTGCCAGTTGCCAAGCGGCCGCCTGCTTTGTTATCCTTACCCGCGCGTTGAGATAATCCCAACGCCGTGGGGCGCCGACAAGGACGCCCTTACCTACAAGACGACCCCGCCACAAGATGCCAAGAAACGCTACAAGGTGTTGCCCGACCCGTCCAACACGAATTCGTGGGTGCGCATGAGTTCGTACGGTGGCGAGATTTGCGAAAACATCACGCAAGCGGTGGCGCGCGATCTGCTGGCCGAGGCGATGCTGCGGGTGGACACGTGGGGTTTCCAGATCGTAATGCACGTGCATGACGAAATCGTGGTTGAGGCGCCGGAAGGTCACGGCGACGTGGATGACGTGTCTGCGGTCATGAGCAAAACCCCCGAATGGGCCGCCGGTCTGCCCGTTGCGGTCGAGGGTTGGCGCGGAAAGAGGTATCGCAAGTGAGTCTGCGCATCGTGCCGCTAACGTTGGCGCAGCTCAACGAGTTTGTGGAGAAGCACCACCGCCACCACAAGAAGGTTCAAGGCCATAGATTTAGTCTGGGCGTTGAGTCTGACGGCGAACTTGTGGGCGCGTGCAGCGTCGGCCGCCCGGTGGCGCGCGGGTGCCCGGCGTATGAAGTGGCTGAAGTGACGCGGCTTGTGACGAACGGCACGAAAAACGCATGCTCGATTCTATATGCGACGGCTGCACGCATCTGTAAGGAAATGGGCTTTAAAAAGATTCAAACATACATTCTGGATTCAGAGAACGGCGCGTCGCTTAAGGCAAGCGGGTGGTCGTTCGAGGACACCACAATGGGCGGCGACTGGAATCACTCGGCAGCATACGCGGGACGCCGCCGCACAGACCAACCGCAATGCCCGAAGCAACGCTGGGCGAAGGAGTTTTAATTGGCCGACGAAGCCGACCGCGGCAACGATGCCGCTGAACTGTTCCTGAAGATCGCGCGCGACAACGTGCCTGCTGCTGTGCCTGCCGAGGGCATCGGCATCTGCATTAACTGCGGCGTCGATGTTGAGGGGGATCGCCGCTGGTGCGGTGTCGAGTGCCGCGACGATTATTTGTGGGCGACGAACCGTGGGCGTTGACATCTTGCAAGGCGATTGCCGTGAAATGATGGAGTTTTGGCTGGCGCCAAAGTCAGTCCAATGCTGCCTCACCAGCCCGCCATACTTCGGCCTGCGCGACTACGGACACGCCGGGCAGATTGGCCTAGAACAGACGCCCGACGAATACGTGGCGAAGATGGTCGAGGTATTCCGTTGCGTGCGCGATGTGCTGGCAGATGATGGGACGCTGTGGCTGAACCTCGGGGACAGCTATTCCGCACAAGGCGGCGCGCAGGTTCAAGGCACGAAACAAGCCAAGGGGTCGCAGTCTGGTGCTTGGGGTGGTGAAAGCCGCAAGGGCGTTGCCGGTCTGAAACCAAAAGACCTGATCGGCATCCCGTGGCGCGTTGCCTTCGCCCTGCAAGCGGACGGCTGGTATCTGCGGCAGGACATCATCTGGCACAAGCCTAACCCCATGCCGGAAAGCGTCACCGACCGCTGCACCAAGGCGCACGAGTATGTGTTCCTGCTCTCCAAGGGGCCGCGATACTACTTCGACAGCGAGGCGATCAAGGAACAAAGTAACGAGGCGGATCGCCCGCAACGTCGCCGTGCCATCGAGATAGCCAAGGAGGCTGGGCTGACGCAAGCACACTTTGACGCCATCCGCGCCTGTGGGGCCACCGACGCCGGTAAGAGCCAAGTGACTCAAGATGGCTACATGAAGAATGCGCCAGCGGTTCAGATGCTTGCTGACGAGGCCAAGGCTGCACTCGGCGGTTATTACAGGGAGTTCACGTTCTCGGACAAAAAGAACAAGCGATCCGTCTGGACCGTCACGACCAAGCCCTTCAAGGGCGCGCACTTCGCCACCTTTCCGCCCGATCTGATCGAGCCGTGCATCCTCGCCGGCAGCCGGCCCGGCGACTTGGTGCTGGACCCGTTCGGTGGTGCGGGGACGACTGGATTGGTGGCCAAAAAACACGGGCGCAATGCGGTGTTGTGTGAATTGAACCCTGACTACGTTCGCCTGGCGAAAGATCGGATCGGCGCATGACAAAAACAGAACAAGCCCTCGCCCTCGCAGCAAAAGGTTTTTACGTATTTCCGGTTTGTGAAAATCGAAAAGCCCCGCCCCGGATGGAAGGCTGGCAGCGCCACGCCTCGCGCGACACGAACAAGATCGTCGATATGTGGCGCTCGCACCCGAACGACAATATCGGTATTTCAACTTCCAAGTTCGGCCGCGGTGAAGCACTGATCGTGGTCGATGTGGACAACAAGGACGGAAAAGATGGCGACGGAGAATTGCTCAAACTCGAATTGGCAGGGTTTGATTTTGCCCCCACGATGGAGAATCGCACGCCGACGGGTGGACGGCATCTGGTATATCGCGCTGTTCGAGCCGCAAAGCAAGGCGCCAACGTGCTTGCTGCCGGGCTGGACATCAGGTCTAAGGGCGGGTATTTCATCGGGCCTGGATCCGAAATCAACGGAGCTTTCTATCACGCTTCGGATGAACCCGTCGCTGTCGCCCCTCAGTGGCTCGTCGATCGCCTCGGACAACCCGCCGAGCGAGTCCCCGCCGACCGACCTGCCGAGCCCGCCCCCGAGTCCGCATTAGATCGGGCGAAGCATTACCTTCTGAACGAGGCTCCCCTTGCTACACAAGGAGAGGCTGGCGACGAAACGACCTACAAGGTGGCAGCCCGGCTGAAGGACTTGGGACTGAATGCCCACCAAGCCAACGCCGCGATGGTCGAGCACTGGAACGACCGCTGCGCACCGCCGTGGGAAGGCCACGAACTCGCGCGCAAGGTCAATAACGCCTTCCGTTACGGCACCGAACAGCCGGGTGCCGCGATGCCCGAGAAAGCGTTTGAGCCTATCGCCCTTGCCGATAACCGCGAAGTATCGGAAAAACCGATGGACGCGCACCCGTTCACGGTCCTGAACCGCAACTACGCTTTCGTCGTCGCAGGTGGCGGCAGCCACATTCTGCACATGACCTATGACGCCTACAACCGGCCGGAAGTGAAGCATCTGGACAAGCAGACCTTCCACGACAAATACCTGTCGTGGACGATGCAGTGCGGCAAGAAGGACGAACTGGTGACGAAGCTCTGGATGTGTAGCCCCGATCGCCGGTCATACGACGGCATCGTGTTCGACCCCGAGAAAGGGGCGGACGTCGCCACGGGGGATCGCAAGTATTTCAACCTTTGGCGCGGCTTTGCTTACGCACCGCTGGCCGCCGACGAACAGCCCACACGGGAGGCGCAGGATGCCGTCAACACTTTCTTCGAACACGCCCGCGATAACGTATGCGGAGGCAGCGATGCGCTTTACCGATGGCTCATCGGCTTTTTTGCGCATCTGGTGCAGCGACCCTGGGAAAAACCGCTGGTCGCTCTGGTGTTCCGTGGCGGGAAGGGTGTGGGAAAAAACGCTCTCATCGAGCGAATTGGAGCGTTGCTTGGTGGGCATTTCCTGCTTACTTCCAACCGACGATTCCTCACCTCAAACTTTAACGGCCATTTTGAAAACTGCCTCATGTTCGTCATGGACGAAGCGTATTGGGCAGGCGATAAGCAGGCTGAAGGCCAGATTAAAGATTTGATCACAGGGGGCTTTCATGTCATCGAGCACAAAAACAAAGAGCCGTTCAAAGTCGAAAACCGCACGCGCGTCGTCATCGTCGGCAACGAGGAATGGCTTGTCCCTTCGTCCAACGACGAACGCCGTTTTGCTGTATTTGACGTTGGCGATGGGCGCAAGCAGGACCGCGCTTATTTTGAACAGATGCGCGTCGGCATGGAGCGTGGCGGATATCGACTACTTCTGCGGACGCTTCAAGGCATATCTCTTGACGGCTTTGACTGCAATGCAGCGCCAGCCACGAAAGGCTTGCTCGACCAGAAAATCAACAGCCTCGATGCAGTCGGCAAGTGGTGGCTCGACTGTTTACACGAAGGCAAGCTCTCGGGCGGCGACTTCGAGGAACGCTGGCCGGCACAAGCCGAATGCGACCGTGTGCGCATCGCCTTCCGCCGCTGGGCGCGGGACACGAACCAGGGCGTGAAGTTCATGAGCGACACCGCGTTCGGCAAAGCGTGGCACCGCATGTCGTCGGTGAAGTCGTCGAAGATGCGCCACGGCGACGCGCTCACCAACAGCTACAAAATCCCCACGCTCGAAGCTGCCCGGCACGATTGGGAGAAATTCGTGGGGCAGCGGGTGGAGTGGCCTTGCGAGTCCGCTTAACGCAGATTGACGGCGCCCTTCCAAATGTCGCCTTAATGAAGTTGGCGCATTGGCACCGGAGCCGCGGCGATAACGTGCTGTTGACCCGACACCTTGACCGTGACTTTGTAGAACACGACTACGACGTGGTTTACGGGAGTGTCATTTTTAAATTCAGCGCAGATCGGCTTGCGCGGTTTAAACAGAACTGGCCTGGCGCGATTGTCGGCGGCACCGGCTCCGGGTCAAACACGACTGTTGAAACGATAACCGGTGGCGAACACCGAGGCTGGGACTACGACGACTACCCCGAGTTTAAAGAGTCGATCGGGTTCACGCAGCGCGGGTGCCGTCTGAAATGCAAGTTTTGTGTGGTGCCTGCCAAAGAGGGCAAGAACCGCAGCGAGTTCACCATCCGCGACATATGGCGCGGCGGCGATCACCCGCGCAAGATTCACTTACTCGACAACGATTTTTTCGGGCAGCCAAACTGGCGGGATCGTGTAGACGAAATCAACACCGGCGGGTTCAAAGTGTGTTTGAGCCAAGGCATTAACGTTCGACTAATCGACGACGAGGCCGCTGCCGCCTTGGCAACGATCCAATACCGCAACACGAAATTTAACGCGCGGAAACTCTACACAGCGTGGGATAATGTTGGCGACGAGAAAGTGTTTTTCCGCGGCGTGGACAGACTGGAACGCGCCGGCATTCCGCCGAAACACTTGATGGCGTACATGTTGATCGGTTTTGATCCGGCCGAAACGTGGGACCGGATCTGGCACCGTTTTAACCGCATGATTGAGCGCGGGATTGAACCCTACCCGATGGTGTTCGACCGCAGCCGCAAAGACCTACTGTGCTTTCAACGATGGGTGATCGTCGGGCTTTACCGATGGGTGCCGTGGGGTGATTACAAGCGCAACACCAAGTCGATTGAGTCGGAACTGGCGTGGCTGTTCGCGTCTTAGCGACGCAGATACGGATTCCCGATAAGCGGCGCCTCGTTTCGCTCGAACGCGCGCTGTTGTTCCTGCCGGCGTTGCTGTTCCTGCATTTCGTAAATCCGTTCGCGCTGTTGTTCAAGCTGGCGCTGCTGTTCCCACTCGCGCGCCGACGGTCCCGACTCGGCGCGGTAGTTGTCGGTCGGGCGCCACGGGTTGAAAGTCTGTTCGGCCAGCAGCAAGGTCGGTGTAAGCAAAAGTGCGAAAAACAGCACACGCATGATCGTTCTCCGGTGGACTTGACACGGCCAGCATGCGCCGGAAAATAGGTGGCGTCAATAATCCTTTAGTTGCAACCGCTGAGCAACCACGAGCGTCAGCGAGTGGTTATTAGTGTTTGAGAATCAAACACTTCAACCTGAAAGATTGATTGGTTCGATCCCAGTACCGCCCACCATGTTTTCCCTCAACGTTCCCACTGCGCCTTCCCTAAAGTGTTGCTTTACTTGCAACACTTACTTTTTTCCATTACTATAATCTCAACGACTTTACAGGGGCTTAACGCCTCTGCGACATTCTTGCAACCTTGACGCAACCACGGAGCCAACATGATCAGTCCCGCCGGCATCAAAACCCTGCAACCCGGTCGCGTCCTGCGTGACGACGTAGTGACCGGACTCGAAGTGCGTTCGTTCGCCAACGGACGCCAAGTATATTACCTGTGGTTCAGGACGAAGCTCGGCAAAGCGCGACACCCGAAGATCGGCGATTGCGCCGTGATGTCGCTGGCGGACGCGCGGCGCATCGCAAAGGAAATGCTCACCGAAGTCGCCGCCGGCCGCGACCCGATTGCCGACCGCGGCAACGCCAAGCGCGAACCGACGATGGCCGACCTGTGGGACAAGTTCTGGACGCTGCATGCGCGCCACCTGAAATCGGGCGAGGACTACCGCCGCATGTGGGAGAAGATCATCCGGCCAAAGCACGCCGAAACACGGGTGCGGGGCTTCACCTACGAGGCCGCAGTGGGTTTGCACCGTGGCTTCGAGGCCACGCCCTACCAGGCCAACCGGATCCTGCAATTCCTGTCTGTGATGTTCAACTTCGCCGAGCGCCCGCTGAAGTGGCGCGACCTGCACTCCAATCCCTGCGCCGGCATCAAGCACTATCAGGAAATCAAACGCAGACGTTACGCCACGCCGGATGAACTGACGGCCATCAACAAGGACTTGGCGGCGTGGGAAGCCGAGCGCCCGCAGGAAGTCGCGTTTATTTACCTGTTGCTCTACTCCGGCGCGCGCCCCGGCGAGATTGAAACGGCGCAGCGCGCGTGGCTGGACACCTTGCCCGAGGGCGGTGGCGTGCTGCGCTTGCCCGACTCCAAAACCGGCCAGCGTGACGTCTACCTGCCGCCGCAAGCAATGGCCGTCATCGGCAAGCTCCCCGAGTATCGGGACGGCACGATCTGCGGGCGCGACCAGCCGCGGAAGTTTTGGGCGAACGTGCGCCGGCGCGCAGGCTGCCCGGACCTGCGCATGTATCCCGACCTGCGCCGGTCGTTCGCCACCACGGCGTTTTCGGCCGGGTTGTCGATCGACGCGGTGGGCGGGATGCTTGGCCACAAAACGCGGCAGACGACGCTGGTGTATGCGCATTTGCGCGAGGATGCCGCCGCGCAGGCGTCCACGGCAGCCGGCAATGCGATGGCGATGCTACTTCAGGGCAAAGGCAAAGCAGACGTTGGCGCCAGCGTAGAACAGCCAGGCGGTGCCGATCAGCAGGCTGCGGTCGAGGTAGAACCCCGCAGCGACCAGCCCGTATAGACCGGCCGCTGCGATCAGGGGCCAGAAGGTCATTTGGCCGCGACGCCGTTGATCTTCTCCACCGTGCGCAGGCCGCCGAGCCCGAGCAAGCCGAACAGCAGCGGCATCATTTCCCCGAGGTCGGCCGGCGCAATGGCGATCGGGTGATTCCAGATGGCCACTGCCAGAAACTTCGCCGCCGGCAGGCCGATCCAGTTCCACGCGCAGCCCGCACCGCACACCCAGCCGATGAACGGACGCCAGCCCGACACGAAGATCGACGGGTTCGACGCCTCCTGCGCGTTGACCTTGATCTGCTCCAGTGCCAGCGAAAACTCCTGCGTCTGCAGCGTGGCCATCATATCGAGCTTGGCCTTGTCGGCTGCGGCTTTGTCCGGTATCAGCCGGTCAACCACCTTCCCCACCAGATCGAAAATCGGAAGCACAAGCGGTCCCATTTAAACCTCCATCGCCAGTTTGAAAATTCGTTTCAGCCACCCCGTCCCGTAGACATCGAAGTTACGGGTGCCGGTGTAACGCAGGGCGCGCGCCGCCAGATACAGCGCGCACAGTTCCTTCTGGTCGGCCTTACGTATGGCGGCCAGCGTGTTGTTGCCAATCGCGCCGTCCTGCGGCACGTTGGCGGCTTTCTGCAGCATCTTCACCGCGGCGTCGCAGCCCTGGTTCACGGCCGCGTCGAACACCAGAGCATTCAGTGGCCACGGCAGATCGTCGCAGCGCGTCGGCTTCCAGTATTTTTCGGCATAGATTTGACCGGCCGCTGCCTGTGTCAGCGCGCGAATATCCACGTCGGGGTGATCCCGTTTTGTGATCCCCCAATTCGTTTCGCCGCCGGGGTCGCGCGGGTCGTTGACGTAGCCGCCCTCTGCACCAATGACGAGAGCGAACGCTTTATCAAAATCTGCCATTCAAATTTCCTTTCCACACATGCGTTTCGACGCTTCTTTGACGATGGACTTCAACGCTTCCATCGTCACGGTTTGGCAGCCGCCTTCACGCAGGCAGGCCGCCGCTTCCTCTTTAGACAGGACCATGACCACGGTGCCGTCACCTTTTCGCTCGACCTCGATCGCCGGCGCCGGGGAGAAGTGGCAGGTCGCCAGCAGGAACGGTAGCAACAGCGCGGTCTTTTTCATGAGTACGCCTTTTCCAGAAAAGCCAATGACACAAACATCGGGTCGTAACGCCCGGCTTCGACTTCGTGTTTCACCACGATTTGCCGGCGCTGGCTGTTGCCCTGATAGCCAAGGTAATTTTCGTCGTGCAGGTAGCATGTGCCGCAGAACAGGCCGATCTGCTGCGTCTTTTTGTGCATGGCGATGTCGGTGTGCTGGACGTGACCCATCGTGCATGACCGCTGGCGCTCGCGCAGCATCGCCGCCGCGCTCGACGCCGGCCTCCCGAGCACACCGCTGGTGAAGTAGTGCGCGTATTCGATGCCGTCGATTTCCACCACTTTCAGAAAGTCGTGAACTTTCCAGCCATACTCGGCGATGCCCAAGTCCGTGATGTCGAACTTGCCGACGTATTCGGGGTTGGCGTCGGCCAGCCGCACGATGCGGTGTTCGTGGTTGCCGAGCGTGAATTCCTTGCGTGGTTCATATTTTTCCGTGGCCGTGCGGTTGTAGTCGTCGATTGGCTTCAGCAGCTTTTCCATCGCCGTCTGTCCGGCCTTGACGCAGTTGACGTAGCGCCGGCCTTCGAATGGCAGCTTGCCTTTGTCGTAGGCCGACAGCGATTCCATGTCCCAAAAGTCACCGATGCAGATGACCACGTCCGGCTTTTTCTCGACGATGTAATTGCCGATCCACTCCAAGTGATCGTTGCGCACACCGGGCTTTGACTGCACATCGGGGATGACCAGGTGCATGCGCCCGATGCGCTGCCGCTGGTAGACCCGTGGCGCGTCCTTGCGAAACGTCGGGCGCAGGCCGCGCGCCCGTCCTTGCTCAACGCGGTAGTCGATCACGCGGCCGGTCGCGGCGGTCGCACCCGCCTTGTGCGCCATGTGGCCACTGCCGTATTCCTCGACGAGATTCATGGCCTCGATGATCAGCGCGTCGGACAGTTTTGGAGTGGGCATCAAAACCCCTTCAATGGCCAGCCCATTCGCCGGCAAACGATTTTGGCCAGCGCCTTGAAATTGGCGTCGTGGTCTTTCAGTTCGGCGTCGCCCTGCTTTTCCAGAACCATGTGGACAATCTCGTGCGCCAGCGTGCGCAGGACTGCGTAGGGCGTCTGGTCGGGGCAAATGTCGATCTTGTCCTGGTGCGGATAGTGGAATCCGTCGCAGCCCTTCTTGCGGCGCAGGCGCAGCGTCACCACGTCGGGCAGCACGCAATCGTGAAACGCCGCGCGAATCAGGAATTCGTAGGCGGCGCGCAGTGCTTCGTCGTCAAGCCAGTGGCTTTCGACTGCGTTCATTTTTGGGAAATGATCAACGTCTTGAGTTCGTCAATGGACTTGTAAACACCGATCAGTCCATCGCGCAATTCCTTGCGACTGGTTTCCGAGCGATCAACGTATTCCTTGAAGTCGATCTTGCTCAAAGCGTTCTCCGCTTTCGCCTCGACGTGTTCAATGCGCGCGTGGATCAGGCCGAACGTCACTTTGCCAATCCCCGAAACGACGGCCAGAAACGGCGCCCACAGATTGTCGGCAAGCCACGTCAGCATCGTCGGATCGGGGGCGGCGCTCATAGTTTCACCAACGGCGCAACGTCTGGATTTTCCGCAAGAAACGCTTCCAGCTTTTTTTGTGGTGTTTCCGCAGAGGCTTGCAACGCGGCTACGTTTGCTTCAAACGCCAAAACTTCTGGCGCATCGTTTGAATACTCGACCACCGAAAACGACTGTGCGCAATTAAACGGGCCGCCGACAATTACATTATTTTCCACTCGGTATAGCATTAGTCGTTTCTCCCTCGATAATCCGTCCAGCCAAGCGTTGCAATTCGCACAACGTCTGACGCACCGCTGGCGCTAACGCGATAACCGATTTGCGCAGAAGCGTTTGTCATTATTTCAACAGAGCCAACAGCCTCGTTCGCGCCGGAATATGACATCATGCCCAGCGGCGCAGCGGTGCTGGATGGCGCCTCGTCTGCCGCATCGAGGTCGCGCAGGTACACACTTACGTTAGACGATGTGCCGGGAAAGAATGCTGCGTTAATTAAAGCCTTTACCTTGACCCCAGTTGGAACGCTGGCAAGCGTGGCGGTCACAGCGGCAGTGCCGGGGTTCGTCGTATTTACGTCAAGAACTGACGCGGACCAGCGAAAATAATCGCCCGTCTGCTTGAACAGTACCCACTGCGCAGAACCGTTAGTTTTACCCGCACCAATCCGCCGGTACTTCCCGCCTACATACGAACCGTTTAATGTAGGCGCACTGGCTGACAGCGAGAAAGTGACGTCAGCAGAGCCGCCAGCAGACGTGTCAATCGCATAAAAGTGGTACCAGGTGTTATTCGCAATCGCGCCAGTGTCAAGACCGCCGTTGCCCGTGCCAGTTGCAAAAGCCGATGTCGTCTTAGCCATAGACGAGGCGAGCGATATGTATGCCGCGTTCGTGCTGTCCGTGGCCTGCCCTGCAGCTACGCTCATGGTTGTCGAACTGCCAGCCGTGCTCAACGCCATGCCTGCGAGCGCGCCGCGCACTATCCCACTCGCAGCCCCGTTCAGCGTCGTTCCCGACATCGACAAGCCGGTGCCGAGCGTAATCGCGGCGACGTTTCCGGTCGAACCGCGGCCAAGCAACTGCGAAGCCGACAGCGCGACATCAGTGGGCGCTGCAGAACTCGCCGTCGCGTTGGCCTTAACCGTGTTCGCAGCCATGTTCGCCAGCTTGGCGTTGGTCACGCTGCCGTCCGCCGGAACTTGCAAAGTCGCACTGCCGGCGTCGAGATTAGTCAATCCCGTGCCGCTACTGTTCCACGCAATGACTTTGCTTGCCGCCGGCGTCGGCAGCGTCAGCGTGGCGCTGGACGTGTCTGAATCGGAAAGAGTGAGCGAGCGCGACAGCAAATCCCGCACACGGCGCACCATCAACGTCAGAACGTCGAGCCCTTTTTCCACCGACTCGGCCGGGAGGGGATCGTTGTTGACCAGATCGAGGGTTTGCTGCACCGTCGGGTCGGCGTAGATGATGACGTTTTTGCCGGTGGCCGGCGCCGCCGAAAACACTACGTTTCCGCCCGACAGGTAGCGACCGACGGAATCAGCCGTGCCGGTGATCGTGTAGTCGGAATTGAGAACCTGGGTCGTGGTCGTCAGGAGCGTCGTGTCGTAGAGCAAAACCACCAGATCGGCCTGCGCCGTGAAGGGGTAACTGTAGGCGAACGTCGTCGTGACGCCGTTGCCTGCCGATGAAACCCGATTGGATGCTGCGGCCGAAATGGTCATTTGACACCCCCAAAACGTATTATCTCACTGCGTTGCGTTTTGCTCAACCACATGGACAAATGCCTGTGCCACCATCGGCATCCAGACTTCCCACTCGGCGTCGTCCAGCTCCCGGCGCCGGCGGTCGTTCCACTTGTCGAAAATCGTCCCGCCGCCGCCCATCGGCATCGTCGATACCACGGGCGGGGGCGTCGGGGCGGCAGCGTTGCTCGCCCCCGTAAACAGCCCGACCGAAACCCACAGTGCCAGCATGTCAATTCGGAATGTAGTTGTATTGAATGTTCGTGATCGTGAACGACGGCGTAGTGCCGCCGATCGTCCAAACCACGCGCCAGGTGCGCGGCAGCGGCACGTTTGCGGTAGCGGTTGTTCCAGTCGTCGTCGTGCCTGCCGTTACTGCGATGCCGGGATACACCGTGATCCCGTAAACGCCGGTCGCCGTCAGCGAGGCCGTCGTCGCGCCCGGAATGTCGTACCAAGTCGTGCCTCCGTCCGCACTGCCCTGCATCTTGATAACGCACGTCGGCGTCGTGCCTGTCACCGCGCCCATGTTCACGACAAGCTGGATGCCTTTGTTGCCGACGTTTGCGATCGTCGCGCCGTTTCCGGTTGCGACCTTCGCGCCCGTGTCGCCGGTCGTCAGGTTGCCCGACATGCCGCGCTGCAAATCCCACGTCGAGCCGTTGTAAACCATGTTGACCACGGCTTGTTTGCCGAGCGTCGGGTTTGCAAACGCATCTGCCATCGCCGCCGACGCCGTGACCAGCGCGCCGCCTGGCCGCGGGTCCACGGTCAGCGCGGGGTCGGTGAACGCGGCTGCGGTGCTCGCCGCTTTAACCGCCGGCGAATTTGTGCCATCCGATATTTGCGCAAACCAGCGCGTCGCCGCGCTGCCGAGCGCCTGCGTTGCAGTTGCTTGAAGGCTCGCCGGGGTTGCCTGTGCCACCGTAAAACTTGCGCCCGTTCCGGGCTGCACATGCACGGCGTTTGTCGCGCCGACGTTCGTGCCGCCGTACTGCGCCATGTTCACTGACTGATTCGCTGCGAGTGACCATGCGCCGGATTGCGTCACCGCAACTGTCGCGTTCGTGACATTGACGTTCGCGCTGGTGCCGGTCAGCGCCCACACTGTCCCGTCCGGTTTCGTCGCCACGGCAGCGGCGATGCTGACGGGCTGGGTTGCTTGCCAGAACGTCCCTGTTACCGCTTGCGTCGCCGGAAAGTTGGATACCGAAACACTCCACGCGCCGGATTGCGTGACGGCAGCCGTGCCTGACAGCGACACCGACCACGATCCTTGCTGCGCCACAGGCAAGCCCGCGCTTGACGTGACCGGCTGCAGAACGTTGGCGCCCGGCGTCAGCGTCGTTGCGTAGGAAACGACGTTGGCAGGCCACTGCGCCGTGCCGTCATCCAGCGACCGGAAAGTTGAACCGCCCGCACCTGGATTCGCAATTACATTGTCGGCCATGCCTTACCCCGCTTTCTTGACTTCCATGCCCAGCGGCCGGCCTTCGCCGTCGCGGACGAATTTGAATACATACGCCGATGCGTCAGCCTTCTGCGCCACGGGCGCCGGCTTTGATTCGAGAGCCTGGACGCGGGCGGTTAGCGCGGCGATCGTGTCTTGCAGACGCGCAAGCTCTGCTTCTATCTCAAGGTATAGTGGAATGCTCAATTCTTCAGCCATGCTAATCGACCTCCTGCATCGTCACGGGCGCGCTCATGGCGTCGTGCATTTTCCCGATAATGTCCTGCGTCAGTTCCTTGCGGCGATCCGGCTCGATCGCTTTGAACGCGCCGACCTTGCGCGCCGACTCGAACACGCGATCGAACACGCGGCGCTTCACAATGTCGGGCAGGTTTTCCCAATTCGGGCCTTTCACCGCCTGCGACATGACTTGGTGTGCGAGTTTGCCGGCCTCGCTGGCAAACACGTCGCGTTCCTCCGGTTTCAGTTCCACGTCGCCAATCTTGCCAGTGTTCGTGCCGATGTGGATTTTCTTCGGCGCCTTCGCCACGCCGACACCCAGCCGCGCCGCCTCTTTACGCACCGGATCATCCGACACCGTATTCGTTACGATCGGCGACACCACGGCCACGCGGTCGCGGTTTTTGATCGGCTCACCGAATGCGTCGCGTTGCGCGATCAGCGTTTCCCGCGCAAACGGCAGGCGGTTTTTCACGGCGTCGAGCACGCTGTCAATCTCGCGGATATATGGATCGTTCAACTGCGCGTTTTGCGACACCACGCCCGGAATGACAAGCCCGGCCAAGCCCTGCGCCAGCTTCGCGCCGTAGCGATCCGGCTCGGTGATGGCGTGGATAATGTTGGCGAAACCCTGCAGAAACGTCTGCGACGTGATCGCGTTGCCCATCGCCACGGCCAGCATCTTCGGAATCTTGTCTTTTTCCTCGGGCGTCATGTGCTGCTGGACTTCGCGCGCGTCGGCATACATGCCGAGCAGCGTGCCGACGGGCTGCAACCGCTGATACGAATACCATGTGTCGCCAATGCGGATTGAATATGGCTGCCAGCCGCTTGCCATCTTCACGCGCTTTTTGTTCGGATCGGGGTCGCCGGCACCGGAAATCATGTCGCTGGTGGACAGCGCGTAGGCCACCGCACCCATCGCGCCGCCGACCATAACTTCGGCCACGGCTTTGTCGCGCGCAGCGCCGCCCTCCGACCACGCCTGCCGCCATTCCTTGAACGCGGGTGCCGCCGGCGTCATGCGCAGCAACTCTTTGGCGATGTTGCCGGGCGTCTGAATGAACGGCACCAGCATTTCCAGATGCCACGTTTTGACGAACTTCTGCGTGGCTTGCGCGAGTTCGCCGCCTTTCGTGTTGAACGTCAGGCGCTCGCCGGCGGCTGTGATTTGCTTCTGCATTTCGGCGTCGGGATTCTGCGCCAGATCGGCCACGCGCTCGCGGAACTCGCGGGTAAACGGATTCAGTCCTTCGGCGGTTGCCTGTCGGGTCGCCAGCGAATACGCTTCGCCGCGCTCATTCATCGTCTTGAAAAAGGCGTCCACTGCGGTCAACTGGCCGAACGTCAGCGTGCGGATAATCTGGCCTTTCTTGCCCTCGATCGCGCCGCGCTTCGTGTCCGTCTTGCCGCCGTGGCTGTCGGTCATCTGCACCCACTTGTCCCACGTCGCGCCCACACCTTCGACGCGCAGCATCTTGCCGACGTAGGCCAGCGCATCCAGTGCGCCATGCACGTTACCTGTCAGCCGCGCGATCGGCTCCATCGCCGTTACGCGATCTGCCGGCGCACCGCGCAGAAAGCCAATACCCGACGCGATCATTTCCACCGGCAGTCGCAGGGCGGCGAAAGTCGTGTTGCCCATGAAGTTTGCGATCTGCGTGATCGGGCCGCTGATCATGCCGGCTTTGATTGCTTCCACCACTTTTTCCCAAGTGGTTGCCTTCGTGATCTGACCGGCCGCTTTAAACGCGCCTTCGGGCGTGTCCACTTCTTTCAGCATTTTCGCCAGCATTTCCGGCGACTTGCCGTAAACATCAAGAATTTCCTGAATCTGCTTGACGCGCTCGGCGTCGCGCGCGGTGTCCTTCAGGATATTCAGCGCCCGGCCGGCTTCGGCGCGCGCGCCCAGGAACTCAGATTGAATCATCGCCGTGCGCTCGGCCGCAGCCAGCAGGCGCAGCGTGTCCTCGGACGTGGCTTCCGACCCTTTGGCCAGAACCTCGTCGCGCACGCGCATCAAATCCTCGGCAGCGCCGACGGCCATCTGCTTACGTGCCAAAAGCTCGGCCGCCGCAGCCGCGGTGCCGGGCTCGCGCGTCGTCGCCACTTTGCCGCCCAGCATTTGCTCCAGAATCGTGCCGGCTTCGGCCTGCGTCTGTTCCCACGAAACGGTGCCGCGTCGCTGCTCGGTAATGTCGGCTTCGTAAAGCTGCGACAACCGCGACATCGCGCCCTTCACGTCGTCGGTTGTGTTGATGTAGTTGTAGTTGACGTGGCTGGGCTGCGCCGGTTCACCGGCCGCCTGCGGAATTTCCGCAAACGGCTTATCGACAAACGCCTGCGCCTTCTCACCGGGGACGGCGGCACGGGCGTTTTGCTCGGCGGCCAACGCCTGATACGCGCGCGGAACATCAAACGGCTGTGCCTGTTCGCTCTCAGCGAGTGTGCGCAAATCAAAAATGTGCGTGCCGCGCACGCTGTCCGCCGCCTGAATTGACTCGCCGGTTTCCCAATCCTTCGCGCTGCGCGCGCCTAAAAACTCGCGCGTCTGTGGCGAAAGTTCATCCCAATGCGCTTCCGCTGCCCGCGCCATTGCGCGATCCCGGTCAGGCATCTTCCCGTTCAACTCCGTCGCGACCGCACCTTCGTTTTTGTATTTGTCCGTCAGCGCGGAAATTTCAGCCAAAGCGGTTTGTGCTTTTTTAACCAACGGACTGCCTTCGGCCGGCACGGTTTTCGTGTCGGCTGCTTTTGCGGTTTCGGCAACCGGCCGCGTCAAATCTTCTTTAATCGTCGGATCAGCCGCCGCATCGGCGACGACCTTTTCCGGCGGCACACCCGCTTTCCGGTAAATCGTGGCGATTTTTCCGGCGATGGCGCCCGAGCCTTTCAGCCCGCCGACCAGAATTGCGGCGTCGAGAAAATCCTTCGGCTCTGGCAGATGCCCGGCCAGTGCCGCCGGCGCCACGGTCATCGTGCCGAGTTCGGCCGTCAGTTGCGCGCCGCCAATCGCTGCGCGCGCGCCGCCGACTGACAGTGTTTCGCCAATCGCAGGGGCAATCGCTTTGCCGACCGTGCGCGCGGCCACACCACCTGTGCCAAGCGTCAGGCCACCCACCGCGGCGTCTTTCGACGTCGATTTGGCCACGATGCCGACGCGCGACAGGAAATCAGACACACTCACAACTTCGCCTTTTTCGTAGGCTTGAATCAGCGACTCGCGGATTGCAGTCGGCACAGCAAACGCGCCCGCCCCGGTGCCAACAATCGTGCCAGCAGGACCGGCTGCGGATCCGGTGACGCCACCAACCATGCCGCCGGCAACCATCGCCGGCAGTTCCATTGCCATCTGCGTAGCACCTGCGGCCAGTCGTTCATACCACTTCGAGCCGGCGCTATCGAGCACGATGTCAGGCAACTTGCCGCGATTCGCCAGTCCGGTGTAGCTGCCCTGATAGCCCGCCGTCGCCGCTTCCCACACGCCTTTTGCGACGCGCGGCTGGGCTCGGCGTTCAACGACAGGATCGCGCTCCCACGGCGCGACCTGCGCAACCACCGGGTCGTCTTGCCAGCCCATTATTGTTTTTCCCTAACGACGCCTTTCGGGTCGGTATATTTGGCGCCCTTCGGCAGCGTGTCGTATTGCGCCCACGTCGGGTATTTCACCGGCGCTGCGCGGCTGTCCTCGCGCACCTTGTCGGCGGCCTTCGACGCCACGGCACTCGGCAGATACGCGCCCACGCGCGCAGCCGAGAAAAAGTAATCCTTCGAGTCTGGATTCATCAGTTCGCGCGGGTTTTTGTTTTCCTTGCGATACGCTTCGACCTGGCTGTAGAAGTCGTAGGTGATGCGATTTACCGTGTCCTGCACTTCGTTCGGCTGCATCGTCAGATACGGGCTTTGCGAAATCGCTTTGGAAACGCGGTCGATCTGGCCACGGGCGTCGCGCTCGAACGTGTTGGTCGAGCCGTCGCGCAGTTGGCGAAAACGATCTTCGAGGAACATTTCCTCTCGGAAATTAAGTTTGCCGGCGCGATATGACGCGCGCACGTCGTCGATGTTGAAAGTCTTGGCAGGGTCGCCGTCGGCCGCAATCATGTTGCCCCACAGGCGGCCGACCTCGGCGTTGTTCCGTTCCAGCTTGTCGGACTCGGCCTCTTTCGCGCGGCGCCGGATCGTTTCGGCCAAGTGCTGCTTTTGCGCAGCGTCGATCGTCGGGTCGGACATGATTTGCTTGTATGTCGGCGTGCCTCCGTTTTCTTTCGACGGCGTGTAGATGCGCTGCATGTAACCGTCGAGGGCTTTTTCCTGCGCCTCTTTTTTGGCCGCTTTTTCCTCGGCAATCTTCGCTTTCGCCAGCACGTCCTTGTTGTGGATGCCGACGTCGGCTTCGCCGATCAGTTTCTTTTTGCTGTCCTCGTTGAGAACACCGTCGCCCTCGCCGTCCATCAGTTTTTTGCGCGCGAGTTCCGGTGCGCCGTTGTCGATCAGTCCACGCACCATGCCTTCAAACAGGCTTGCCTTCGCGTTGGCAACCAACTCGGCTTTCGCGCGCGCTGGCAGTTTGGCATAGGTGGAATTCGGATCGTTGATCGCAGCGTCGAGTTTGCCAACCGCGTTCTGGTAGCCGGTCGGGTCGGAAATCAGCGTGGCGGCAAGGCTGCCGACCATGCCCTTCCAATCGACTACGGCTTTCGCGCCGTCCAGTTCCGCCTGCCCGACAATCGCTTTGCCGGTGAAATGCGTGACGAGTTCGCCGGCCTGGCGCTCGAACACGCCCATGCCCTCGCGCGTGGCGACCGTGCCTTTCATCTTTTCCAGATACTCGGCCATGTCTTTTTGCAACTGCGGCACCAGCGTCTTGTCGCCGGGCTGCGCGTTTTTCATGCGCTCGGCAAAGTTGTTCGTCCAGTCCAACTGCGCCTTCGCCATCGCCGAGTGAACCGACGTGACATCTTCTTGCGCTTTGATCTGGTAGGTGGTGTGCGCCAGGTGTTCGGTGCCGGCGGCCAGCGCCTCGAAGCCGTGCGCCGTCTGATTGCCGAACATCGACGCTTCGGCGCCACCTTGCAGCGAACCCTGCGGCAGCACTTCGCTGGTTTGATACGGATGAATTTTCGCCATGATTAAGCCAGTGCGTAACTGTTATCCGACACGTAATCGTCGGAGATTCCGGCGATCGGGTTGCCCGGTGTCGTCGGCGGTTTCGTTTTCTGGTAGTCGCCGTAACCTTTTGCCGCAGCACCCGCCGCGCCCAGCAAGCCGGAAGTCATGGCGCTGCTGGATTGCGCGCCGTAGAGTTGCGACTGGTTCTGATAGCCCAGCGCACGCAAGTTGTAGTTATATTGCGTCGTCAGGTTGTCAAGCTTCGCCGTGGCCACGCTATCCTGCAGCACGTCCAGCGGCGAGCCCTGCCCGCTGTCCACGCCCGATGCGCCGTAGTTGGCGACCATGCTGCCGATCTGAATGCGGGCCTGCTTGGCCTGCGCCGCCGACGCAGCGGCACCCTGCTGCTGCGCGATGGTCGCGTTTTGCTGCGCCAGTTGCGCGTTGTAATCCGCGGCGTTTGACCGCGACGACGCGCCCATCAGGTTGCCCACGACGGAAAACGCGGTGCTCATTATTGTCAGCAGGCCGGCGTCCATTATCGAAACCTCACGTAAAGCGTTCGTCCGTTACCCAGCGGTTCGGGCTTAAAGCCCAGCAACCGCGCCCATCTGTGACCGGCTTTGAAGCCGTCGGCCACTTCCATTTCCAGCCGCGGGTATTTCAGTCCGCGTATATATTTTCTCACCTTGTTGTGCAATTCCAAAAACTGTTTGCGCCCGATGTCGCCGCCCATGAACGTCCACACCAGCGCCCTGCAATCACTCCCAATCGGTATCACGCCACCGCACATCAAAAATCGTTCACCGTCCGCCACCGTCCACGACTCTTCCGCCGCCAGCTGCCGCTTCACAAACGCCGGCACTTTTGCCAATTCCGCCGCTTGCGCCGGTTGCACATGCAGCCAATCCATGTGCCACGGCTCAAACGGAATGACCTTAATTGCCATCCTGCGTGTCGATCCTCGCCACCAGCAGCGACACGTTGCTCGGCAACGGGTCTTTCTGCCGGAATGCCACCGTCGGTCCCTGCATGTAACTCTGCTCAAGCGACCACGTTTTGAACCCGCTGTATAGCGCCGGCGGCGAGCCCATCGCGTCGGCGCTTGTCCGAAACGTCATGTCCACGTATTGCGTCACCCCGTTCGCCACACTCTCGAACTGCATGCCCACCGTCTGCCACAGGCGCACAAACACCTTCCACACGCGCGCTTGCTTGCCCTGCGCCACTCCGTCGGCCGCCCCCGCCTCGATCGACATGGTGCGCGCCGTGCTGTTGTATCCGAGTCCGATCTGCGCGGTCGATGCCGCCTGCGCCAGCGTAATCGCGCCGGCAGACACCGTTCGCGTCGGGTGAACAGCACCGTCGGCAAGGATCGTCACCGTCTGCCCTTCCAGATGACTCAATCCCGATATTGACGTGGCCGCAGCGCCCGAGTATGTCAGCGACGCATCGACGAAAATGCCGTTGGCCTGCGCGTCGCCGTCCTCCCACCACTTCGACATGACCTCGACGTATCGTTTCGTCGCGCCGTTGATGTATCGGTTGACGATGACCCAAATCTCGTCGCGGGTGCCATCCGTGTACGGGATGCTGGCCACCGATTCGACAATCGCGGCACTCGACTGCCCGGCGTTGGAATACCCGCCAATGACGTGCCGGTGCCAGCCTTGAACCTCTTGCTCGCGCTCATACGTGATGCCGACCAGTTGGCCGTCGGTGCGCACGCCCCACACAATCGGATACGGCACGGTCGATACCGCCAGCTGCGACAACCCGCCACCGGGAACGTGCTCGCCCACCAGGGTCAAGTCCGGCGCCTGAAAGCCGTCCACCGTAAACACGTAGGCCAGTTCCCGCACTTTCTTGGTACTGCGCACGACAAACAACGTGGCCTTGCCGACCTGCACGGGCGCTACCCGCGCCGAGCCGTATTTCGTCGCCTGCTTGGCAACCACGTTGGTCGCGCTGATCGCGCTGGTGTTGTCCGACGCGCGCACAATCCATTCGCCGCCGGCCGTGCCGACCAGCAACGCGCGCTCGTCAGATGCCAACCAGCGGATCGCGTTGACCGTGTTCGCATTCAGGCTGAACGAATAGCTGCGGCTTGCCGGCACGGTGCCGTCCGTGTCGGTCGGCGCCATGTTCTCGTAGTCGGACGAATTGCTGCTATCAAGCCGTTGCGGGTATTGCGTGTTGCCGCCGAACACCAGCCGATCTTCGTGGAACACCACAGCCCCGGGGTAGCCGTTGGCCGTGCCGTAAAGCCCGAGCCGCCACGTCGTCGTCGCAGCCACGCCAATCGCCGCAGTGATCGTCGCCGTGACGTGCGTGCTGTCGGTGTAGGCCGTGATCGTCCCCCAGCCCCACGATGCGCCCGACTTGATGCGCACCTGCCGCCCCACGTCGGATGCGGCAAACAGCGCCGCCGATGCCGTCAACGTGATGCCCGTGCCGGGGCCGGTGCCACTGGCACTGATCGTGGTCGTCGTCGCGTTGGTCGTCAGATACGGACCGTCCTGAAACGCCAGTGCTGTGAGCTTCCAGTTCGTTGCGCCAAACCGCTGCAGCTTCATCGGCGCATAACTCGGATGCACGATGTAGAGCGTGTCGGCCGATTGCGTGAAGCTCAAATTGAACAGGTCGGCCGTCGCATACGTCGTCGGGATCTCGTAGATCGTGCCGGTCAGCGCATACCAGTACGTCGCATTCGGCGGCGCGTTGCCGGTCGTCGCGGCGATGCAGTAGTAATTCACCCCGCCGTTCGACACCAGATCGCCGATTGAATACGCAGTCGCGCCGTTGTAGGCGGACGGCGCCGAGATATTCAGTTGCCCGTCGTTGGCAAAAAACCGAATGTAGTTGTTGCCAAATTCCAACACATAGGCTTGCGTGGTTGAAAACTCAAACCGCTGCAGGCGCGTCTTGGCGGTGCTGTCTTTGACGGCGGCGACATACTTCGTGCCGGGGCGGCGCGTGAGCATGCCCTGCACGGTCGGCACATAGTTCTCGCACGTCTGCAAAGCCGTGCGGTACTTGTCGAGGTTGATGCGGCCATAGGTCATCGGCGACCACTCGCCGCCGTTGAAATTGGTCTGCGCCCACGCTGCGTGAGGCATGGGCTAATACCTCACCGTCAGCCAACTGCTATCCGGCGGATCCTCGGGCAAGTTCTCGATCGCGTCCGACCGACGTGCCTCGGAAATGATGCCCTTGTATTCCTCCATCAGCGTTTGCTTTTTCGCGTTGGAAGATGTCAGCTTGTCGCAGATGTCAATGGCCAGCCCGCAGCACAGCGCATCGTAGAACGCCGCGTCGAACTTGGTCACGTCCTCCACGTCCTGCACATAGCGCAGGGACAGCGTGTTCGCCGTGGTCGATCCCGTTACCGGCGACGACGACCAGCTGGTGAGAATCTTGCCGCCCTCAATTACCCAATCAATCGTAGAATCATTGGGTAAAATCACGCGCAGGCAGTCGGCCGGCAGGCTGAATGCAGCGTCGAATTCGAACGCCGGGGCGGCCGTATCAGGCGCCAGAACCACGCGCTTGATGGCGAAATTCCACGGGTGCCGGCGCAGTTCCGACCGGCGGTTCGAATCGTATTGAATGGCGCATGCGCGCGCCTCGGGCGAATTGTCGGTGATGTCAGCGATGGTCGCAGCGCCGAGCCGCAGCAAGGCGCTGTTGCAAATATCAGTGCGCGATTGGCCAGTGGCCATTCATCAACCCACACCGACCAGGTATGCGTAAATCGCAGACGGCGTGCCGCCCGTCAACGCGATTCGCACGTTGCCCGCAGGCAGTGAAATGCCCGCCTGCGAAAACGGCAGCACAGTGGCAGATACCGCAGAACCGGCGAAAATAGACACCGTAGACCATGTGCCGTTCGGCGATTGCATTTGCAGCGTAGCCGTGGCGCCGCTGATCGTGCCCTCGGCCATGAAGTGATACTCGCCGCCGGGGATTTGCACCGCCGAGCCCGTCGCGCTGCCGTTGGACAGCAGGGTGTAACTCTGCGAATCGCATTTGCGAATAGGCATCGCGCGCTCCCTTACCAGCCCTGATTGTTCGAGGCCACGTAATCGAAGATCGCCTGAAGCTCAAGCAACAGAGCCTCGCGGTTCGGCACGTTCGCTGTGGTGTTCAGTGCCACTTCCACGTCGCGGCTGGTCGTGGTCGCCTGTGCCAGAATCGCACCGGGGCCGATACCCGCGCCGACGTTTTTGCCAATGAAATAGGTCGCCATGTTTCAATCCCCTCGAAAAGAAGGGGCCAGCCGAAGCCGGCCCCGTTCCTTAGTTGCCGATCGAGTAATACAGATCGATTGCCATCGAACCACTGGCCGGCAGGGACGCCGTGCCAATGGTGACGATGACGGTTTCGTCTGCGGTCAGGCCCGGATCGCTCGCCGCAACCACAGCCGCTTTGCCGAAAATCTGCGGCACGTCGGTCGTTGTCACCGCACCCGCGGCTTTGTATTTCGCCGTGGACGCGCTGGTGCCGATCGCCAGAGTGGCGGTCGAGGTCGAGGTATCGAGGGTGATCGTGCCGAACGCGAAGGTCGCGCCCGACGGGATCGTGCCGACGGTCAGCGTGTCCGAAGTCGTCTGCGTGTTGAACGTGAACGTGCCACGCAGCCGCTTCAAACGCGCGCCATACACCGTTGCCGCCGGCTTGCGGCCGACCGGGATCGAGGTCTGGTTTGCCGAACCGCCAAGCTCGGTAGAGTAGTAATTTGCCATGATGATTTCCTTTCAGGCGGTTACTTGCAGTTGATGACGACGCAGCGTTTTTCTTCGAGGCGGGTCGCACCGAAAGTGCCGGTGACGTAGACCTGCCAGGAATTGCGCTTGTCCGGGCGGCGATCGACTGACGCCTGAACGTCGTTCCACATGCCGAGTGCCACGCCCGATTTGGCGAACACCGGCACCATCCAGCGCGAGCCGGTCACATACTGGCCGTCCGTGTCGGAACTCGACAGCGTGGTGATCGACGTGTTGAAGTTCGCGCCGCCGGGGATGCGCTCGCTGTGGATGAAGTTGAAACCCATGAACGACGTGATCTTGCCGTCCACCAACACCGGGCGGGTGTTGTAGTCGAGGCTCACCGCTTGCGCCTCGTTCAACAGGTCATCGTGCTGCTTGGCCGTGATGATGGCGAACAGCTGATCGTTGTCGATGTCGAGGTCGGCGCCCAACAGGATTTTCTTGGCAGCGCGCAGCTTGGCGATGTTCAGGCCGGTCGCCGACGCGGCGCCGGTCGTCGCAGCGACCGATTGGCTGTTGCTGTTGTAGCCGTAGAGGCTCGAAACCGTGGTCGTGCCGTTGTCGCCGGTGTTGTTGCTACCGAGAATGCCGGCGATGATTTCGTCGTCGATCGCGCGGCCCATCGCCCAGGCACCGGCCATCGTATACGGACCGGACGGGTCGATCAGCATGCGCAGACGGTCCTGCTGGTCGATCAGGTCAGCCCAATCGTAGTCCTGCGGGTAGACCCAGCGTTTGTCGTGCGGGGTGCTGATCAGCGGGGTGTCAGCGTGGCGCGACACGTTGCGGCTCGGGGTGACGCTACCGAACTGCTCACAAACGCTCGCGGCTTTGCCGACGAAAGAATAGTTTTGCACTGCGTTACGCAGGCGGCTCCCTTGCTGCTGCAGGAGCATCATCACATTCGTCGCGTACTGCTGGACGAATGCTGTTGCGACTTGAGTGGACATTTTGGCGTCCTCCTAAATTGGTTTCAAAACGGTTCGTTTCAGTCCTTCGCGGCGACTGATTTCCCCGGCTTGACCTCCAAAGGAGGGGCCAACTGCAACCACCGAATTTTTATCGGGGGGCTTTCGCCTTATCCCGGTCCGGCAGCCCCAACGTGCGGTTTCCACCACTCGTTGAGTTTTTCACAACGGCATTGTAAAACTGTTCTGCGGCATTTGCAATACCCGTCAAATCTTTCGGATTGTCAGGGTATTTGGCGGCCTCGACCGCCAGGCGCAGGCACTCTAGTTTTATTTCGCGCTCATCCATCACAACCCCATGCCCGCCGATTGCTCGGGGTAGGCCATGTTGAACAGCGAGGTCATCTTGCCTTTGGCGTCCTTGTCACCGGCCATGTATTTCGACACGAAAGCCTTGTCATTTTGCAACGCCGCGATTTCCGCTTTGGCCTGCGCCGGCGTCATGGCGTTACCGAATGCGCTGCCGTTGTCTCGGCCGGTGGTAAACGAATCCTCACCCAGCCCGCTGCCGATCTTGGTCAGCAAACTCATCACGCCATGATGCCCCAGCGCGCCCTGCAACTTGTCGATGGCGCCGGCATCGAGCCCGAGCTTGCCGACCACTTCTTTTGCGATCATCACATTCTTGTCGTAGGCCGCACCCCACTCGACTTTCAGCTTGGCCTCGTCAGCGCTAAAGGTCGTCGCGCGATTGGTCGCTTCGGTCGCGGCCAGGTTGCCGACGTGCTCGTTCCACTTGGCGGCCACCCCTTCGGCCTGCTTCTGACTCAGCCCGAGTTCGTGAAACCAGCCGGCGGCCGTCTTGGCAAACTCGCCCTTGTCGCCTTCCGGCACCGGAATCTTGTAATCCTTCGCGTCGGCCGGGCGGCCCAGCTTGCCGTAGAACGCATCCCACTCGGCCTTCTCGGCCTTCTCGCCGGGGATCACCAGCCGTTGATCGACGGGTGCTGATATGAATTTTTCAGCGCCGCGGTAGGCCGCCAGCACGTCGGCGGGCGAAGCCCAGCCTTTATTCTTGACGTAGCCGACGTCGAGTTCGGTCGCACCCTTCAGCCAGTCGATCGTTTCGGTGGTCGAGGCCGCGGTGGTCGTGCCGCCCGCGCCGCCGGTCGCGCCCTCGGCGGTGCCGCCGGTCACGGCGGTCGCGGTCTGCGTGGTAGCGGTTGTGGCGGTCGCGGTCGTGCCGCCGGTCGTCAGCGTCGTTGCGGTAGTCGCTGCTTCGCTCATGTGTTTCCCCTTATTGTTTCAACGCGGCCAACACCGCGTCGATCTTTTGATGAATCACAGCAACATGCTGGTAAACCGCGTCCATCGTCCGCATCGCGTAATTAAATATCAGCCACGCGGTCGCCGATCCGACTAACACGCCTCCTATGACTAACAAAATATCCCTCATGTGTCTTTCCTCTCAATGGTGACGGGCTGCCCGTAGATCGCCCAAAGTTGGTCGTCGCTCAACTGCAAATGCTGCTGGATTCGAAGCCACACTTCGCGCCGGCCGTCGAGCCGATTGGCCACTGCGGGCTCGGCGTTGAACGTGGATTGGTGCGCGCGGCAGAACTTGGCCAGGTCGCGCAGCACTTCGTCGCCAAAGGCCGACGACATGAACACGCGGATATACGCCGTGCGACGGCGCGCAAGATACTGGCGGGCGTAATCGAGCAAACTCATGCGAAAGTGTCAGTCCCCGTTCGGGTTGTATCCAAGCGCGCCGGCAGTTCCCGCCGACGGCATAACCAGCCGCGCTTTTGGCTCGACCTGTTTGAAATACCCCGTCAACGCCTGCGGCGGATAAAACTGCAAATTTGTTGGCGACGCGGTGTACTGGCTTCCATCATCGGCCCACGCGCCACCTTTGTACCCATCAACGCCGTGATATTTGCTTTGGTTGCTGAATGTCGGGTGATTCGGCTTTTTGTACGTGTCGGGAAAATGCCCGTTGCCTGCGGCACTTACGCCGTCTTTCCACGCGCCGCGCATATCGTAGTCATACAAGTCGCGCAACTTTCCGGTTGAACGCGCCCACGTGTTAAACGCCACTTCTTCCGCGGCCGTCAGCTTCGTGTTGTATTTGCTGGTGAAATCTGCCATCACGCAGCCCGGCTATCCGTCCCGGCTTTGACCATCGCCGCAACACCCGGCAAGGCTTGGACCATTTGCTGCGCCGCCTGTGCCTGCGCGCGCCCTTCACGAATCTTGGCGATCAACGCCGGGTCGCGCAGGTAGCGCACCGGCGACCCGTTGATGCTGGCCACTTCCGGCAGAATCGTGTCGAAGTCGAAGTTGTCCATCGGTGACGGATCCTGTGTCAACGCCGACACCTCGCCCGCCCACTGAACCGTCCGCATGATGCCCGCAGCTTCTTCGGCGCGCATGGCGCGGTTGAGGGGCGCATCAAACTCCACTTTGAACTGCCCGCGCGCTTCGACCAGTTCCGGCGGCGGCGGCGGCAACCACCCGCTACGCATCGCAATGTCGAATTCCCGAATCATCATCGGGCCGACGGCTTCGGATTGCTGGCGGCCCATCGTCGGCGACAGCAAAGCGCCCTTTTCCCGCGCGCGCTCGAGAACTTCCGTCGCCGTCATCTGCGGCGTTTCGACCAAAATCTGAAACAACGTGACCATGAATTCGTTGTTGATGGCCAGGCGCTCGTCGTCCATCAGCTCTTTGCCGACGGCGAGGTTTCCGGTTTCCAACGCATGCACAAGTTTTTGACCCTGCGCGTTGACGGCCCCCATGTTGACGGCGCCCGGCTTCAGTGTGAACGCGGACAGAATGCCGTCGTCGTGCGCCAGCAGGACCGGATCGACAATCCGGTGGCCCTGCTTGATGACGGTTTTCTTTTCCTCGTTCAAGACTTTGATGCCGGGCAGCACATTCATCGCGGGGCTGCGGCCATACACTTCGCCGGGTGCGGTGATGTAACGGCCAACCGAATACGGAAATGTGTGGTATCCGCCTTCGCCCAGCAAGGTGCGGGTGTCTTTGCAAATCCACCACGAACCGTAGCGCATGCCCTTCGCCGTCAGCGAACGCGCGCTGAAATCTTCGCGCGGCTTGACAACGTGAATGATCTGCTTTTCTTCTTCCGGTTTCGATTCCAGCTGCGACTTCAGATCGGCGGGGAACGTGTCTTTCCACTTCTGCGCCATCTGCCGCAGCGTCATCTTGAACCGGCGATACACCGTGTCCACGATGCCCTGGTGGTTCACAGCCAAAAAGAGTTCGCCCAGGTGGCAGTGGCGGTAGCGAAAGCCGCGGCCAAACTGCGGATCGAGCGTATCCACGAACATGCCGTGGGTGCCGAACGCGCCCAAGCTCACATACCCGTCGTGCTGCTGGGACTGGAAGTTGGCGGTGGGCGCGTAGCGGTAATGCTGAATCACAGCACTCACCTGCTCGAACCACAGCGCCACGCTGCGAATCTTCTGCAGGTCAGGGTCGCTGCAACGATACACGCCCCACTTGCCGTTCGCCGGCGTGATCATGGATTCCATCGCTGCGGCAAAACGGAACAGGGCGGTCGTCGCCGTCGTGTCGTATTGATCCTGCCCGCGCTTGACGCCGGGCGTCATGTTGCCTTGCTGGTAAAAGCTGTTCTCGTAATACGGCAGCACGCGCTGCGACACTTCCTGCCAGTGCGATTCCCAAATGCCGCGCTTGGTGACGAGATACTCAAACTGGTTGAGCATCGCATCGACCGTCGCCTTGTTGCGATCGGCGTCCGTTTTGGGCGGCTGTTCGGTCATGCGCTGCCCAGGAGTTTCGAACTGGTGGTGTTGCCAAGACTTGACACGCCGGCGCCGCCGGTCAGCACGGTACTCGAGCGCCCGGCCAGCAAGGCTTGCCGCTGCGCTTCTGCCGCCGCGTCCATCGACGGCGCGGCACTCGTCACGGTCGGCGGGGCGGGCGGCGCGACCGGCGCCGGCGGTTCGCCAAAGACACTGCCCATTACCGATTTCAGCACACCACCCATAGCCTATCCCCCGCAATGCGTTGCGATTTTCTCAATTCTACTCGCCAAAAAGGTTGTAGTCCATCCCCGCCGCAACCGGCACTTCGCGCGACCGGCCGGCGCGCAGATTGCGGCGGGCGAACTTCTTGGCAAATGTGCAGGCCAGCGCGTCGCCCTCGTCGGGGCTGGAAAACCCGCGGTCCTTCAGGTGCTCTTTCGTTTCCAACGCGACCTGGCTGCCGCGCCCCACGAAGTCATACTCGCGCGCCGTCAGGTCGGTCAGGAGGTCGGGGGACGCCGGAATCGACGCGCTCGGCAACCAGTCGCGCATCTGCGCCCACAGCCACGTCGCCGTGTTCGCCCACGCCTCATCGGGTGACTTCGCGCCGAACCAGACTTCGTGAACCCGGAAGCCGCGCGACTTCAGGCCATCGCAAATTGCGCTGCCCGTGTTGCCTGCGTCGATGCACACGCCATCCGGGTTCGTCTTGTCGATCCATTCGGCGATCAGGTTTTCAGTCTGGATGCTGTCGTAGCCCTTCACCTTGATCGGGGGAATAGACTTTGCATCCCGCCCCTGCCGCCAGTAGATCACGGTGCTGTCGTTGCCAAAGCGCGCCACGTCAACGCCCATGATTAAAGGGGCATCGGGGTCTTTGACCACGGCGCGGGACTGCGCATCCACGGCCACGCTGCGGCCGATAAATTGCCGTTCGCCCTGCTTCGGGAATTGGCCCAGCACTTCGACGCGCACGATGTCGCTGTCCATGCCGTGCCGGTCGATCAACTGCTGGTAAACCTGCGGGTCCGTCCCCTCCACGGTGCGGGAATCAATCTGCCTGCGATTCCACGCCTCCCGATCCCGATGGTGCGTTTCAAAGAATGCGCCACTCGGGCGACGGCCGTTGCTGAACAGGTGCCAATAGCGGTGAAGCACGGGCTCAGTGAAAAAGCCTTCCGTGACGTGAAAGATTTTTTCGTGAATGCCAGATGCTTCGTCGAACAACACCTGCATGCCCAGCGGGTTGTGCGCGCCGGCAAAGGCGTCCGGGTTGTCCTCGGACCACAGTTGCGCCAGCGCGTAGTAGTAGCCAGTGTCCACTTTGAGGTCGCGCTTGATGGCTTCCTCGAACCAGGCCTGCGGTTTGAGTGACCTTGCTGACCTGTCGAACCAGTGGGAGTTGATGGCCAGCGTTTCCCACTTGCCCAATTCCGCCCAGGTGCGGCTTGTCAGCTGTGATTCAGTGTTCGCCGTGACGATCGTGGTGCTGCCGAGGTTGCACGTCATCATCCAATGCACCAACCAGCACACCAGTGCGGACTTGCCGGGGCCGCGGCCACTGACGGTCGAGTTGCGCATCACATTGGGCAGGGTGTTAAGGTCGAGTGCGAGGCGATTATTCGCAATATGCTGACTCATCGAGTCGAGATAGTCGGCTTGCCACTTGCGCGGTCCCTTGAAAGATTCAAGGGGCGTGCCGGCTTTTCCCCACGGAAAACAAAACATTACGAACTGCAGCAAGTCCTCCGCGATTTCGGGCGACCAGAGTTCGGTCATCAATTCGCGCTCTTGGGCTGATGCGCCGGTTTGCGTTGCCATTATCGCAACACTCCCTTTTTATTTTTCAAAAAATAAAATTTTTGACAGAGTGGGTCCCGCGATTGGCTGGCCGTCGCGCGATTTTCCGCCCCCGCCCCCGGCCACACTCCCCCCTTCGGGAATTCAGCTGCCGGCGTCATGCGAAAGGATCCGAGGCGGAATCATCATCTTGGCCGGAAACGGGCAAGGCATCTGATTGTTTATCAGTGTGCGTCGGCAGTGTAATCGTCGTGTATTCAGTATCTTGCACAATCGCTGCTTGCGCATGGTTGCGCAATGGTTGCGGCCGGCGTTTTCTGGCGTCAATCAGGGCGCCGGATATGTCCAGTTTTTCGGTAACAGTGAGATCGAGCTTATCGCCAAAGACCTTTGGCAGAAACTTGGAAGCGCGCCATTTGTGCACGTCGATCTGGTTACGCTGCACGCCAGGATGTAAGTCTGTGCGCGCCGCTATGTTAACCATTTGATCTACTTCGGCTAATGCGCCAATCGCGCGTGCTTTCAGAATTTCATCTGCCAGATTAGGT